GATCTCGGGATATGATTTATGGAGTTGGAGTCGGAGTTGGAGTGGGGGTTGGAGTCGGAGTGGGAGTTGGAGTCGGAGTTGGAGTTGGAGTTGGAGTTGGAGTTGGAGTTGGAGTTGGAGTCGGAGTTGGAGTCGGAGTTGGAGTCGGAGTTGGAGTGGGAGTCGGAGTGGGAGTCGGAGTTGGAGTGGGAGCTATTAATATGAATAATCTTTTAAAATCATTTTGAAAGGAGGTGAAAATTAAATGTCAAATTCAAAAACCAAAGAAGAATTGCAAAAAGAATTAGAGGAATTAAATGAATTGGAGAAAAAAGTCTCCGACAAAAAGTCTAATTTGGGATATAAAAAATTAGAGGTTCCCTTTCAAGTTGGCAGTAACTATTTCATTAGAACGGTTACATATTTTTCAACTGGAAAAGTAAAGGCAATAGTAGGACAGTTTTTAGTCCTTGAAGATGCAGCATGGATAGCTGATACAGGTCGTTTCATGCAGGCAATCATGGAAGGAAAACTTAATGAAGTTGAGCCGGTAGAGGTTAATATGTTTATTAACTTAAATTCAATAACAGATGCTTTCGTATGGAAACACAAATTGCCACGAGAGCAAAAATAAAACAGAGTCGGGACGCATGACTATAAACACGCATAATAAAAAAAATGGGACAATATAGACCGGGCGCACAATTTGCAGAAAAATCAAATAAAAAAAGAAATAAAAAGTGTAAAATACATTTATTCAGCTATTGGGGAATTAATAAACAAACAGGGGAATATTACGAACGATGTGTTCAGGGTAATAGATTAAATGAGGATTGTGAAGATATAACTATTGATTAGTTGTGTTATAATGGATGAGAAAGGAGGAAATATGAAAGGACGCGGAAAACAGGGGTTCGCATCGTTAAGTTTAGAAAAAAGAACAGAGATAGCCCGCAGAGGTGGACTGGCAGCTCAAAAAGCTGGAACCGCACACCAATGGAATAGCATTGAGGCAAGTGCTGCAGGAAAAAAATCAGTTAGGAAAAGAAAGATAAAATGACAATAATATTTAAAGGAGCTCCCCGCTCCAAGAAAAATAGTAAACGTATTGTTACTAACCGATTTAGTAGTAAACCTCTTTTACTCCCCTCAACAGCCTATATTGGTTGGCATGAAAATGCTATGGCTGACCTCTTTGAATGGAAATATAAAAACCATTGGACCAAACCCATACAAAAAGAAGTAAGAGTTAATTGGACATTTTTTCTTAAAGGAAAGTATAAACAGGATACCAGTAATGCTATGCAGGGAATTGAAGATGTACTTCAGGAAGCAGGAATCATTGAAGATGATTTCTTGTTTGCGGAAAATCATACGAAACGTATTCGGGAATGTGAAGACTGGAAAACAATCGTAGAAATTGAAGAACTATAGTTTGTTGTACTCATATTGGGTTGGAGCGCAACAAACTACTCCCTATAGCCAAAATAGCTATAGGGAGTTTTATTTTATACCCCGCGGAGTATAAATTAGTTTGATTGAGTAACTTCCTCAGAAGTTCCCCACATAACTGATAATTGAAGATTTGTATCAGTCATTACATTTCCTCCCATTGGGCATTGAATTCCTTCTCCTGTTTTTGAATTTGTTAAATCAATAGTAAAAGGAAGTTGTCCTGTTGCCAATGCTGCCGGTAGGGTTAGTTTTGCCAAAAGCCCTGAGGTGTTTGATGTGCCTCCAGGATTTGTTTCATTAAAAATATAAATATTGGCATTAATTGCTGGTGCGCCAACTAAAAGTTTTACCACCTCTGCTAATGATCCATTCGAATTTAATGCTAAGCCCCCTGAAGAACTATTAGCAGTAGGTATATAGGTTGTTGTCATGAATTAATTTCACCTGCCTTTTGTTCCATAGATTTGCCGTAAATGGCATGAAACCTAGATTAATAGTAAGGAAAATTGAGGGAAAATGCAAGGGATTATTGTACCTAGGTATTAGCAAGCTTACGGAAGTAATTAACCAGATATGCCCAAAAACTCATGACAAAGGGATCATAGAGGGTTGGGATGTTGATACTGACTAAATGGGTAACCGTTGGAGTCAGATAGGTTAATGCTCCTGATAGGAAAAGGATCATAAGTCCCCGCGTTAAAGAATCCCATTCTTGATTTGGTAGACCTAAAAATGTTGATTGTTCTGTTGTTTGATTCATACGGATTAACCTTTTATATTACCAAGGAAGAATTGCCATACCCATTTATACCAAGGATAGTTAGGAGGGGCTGATGGAAGTGGGACTGGTGTAGACTTAATAACAACAGGGGTTGGAGATACAGAAGGAATCGGTTTCACAATAGGGGGTACTGGGGGTACGGGTGCTGTCACTGAAGGTACAACTGGCATAGGAGAAGTAACAGGGGCAGGGGGGGTAATGGATGACGGAGGTACAATAGGTTGATACCCATATGCTTCAAATTCTTGTACCGTCCCATTAAAATCATCTCCATCCACGTTCCCATTTATACCAGGGACCGTTTCCGTGTTTGTCCATTGACGAAGTAAGGGGGTATTTGTCCATTGACCAAAGTTGGCTCCTGACCCATTATTAGGATTATTTGTATAATAGGCTCCCCATAATTTAACATAGCCAAGCGCAATAACCGGTGACCAATCATATGACTGCGCAATGGATTGATTAAGATATATCCATATTGTTATATTATTATAATGGGAATGAATATTCTCTAACCATGCCTGAGCATAAGCGACAAGACCCGTTGCATTAACCTCAACATCCAAACCAATATTTTCATATTGTTGGATAGGATCACCGTCTACATAACTTTCAAAAAAGTATGCTTCTCCTTGAGGGGTATTGCCTTGAAGATCAGGACGCAGAAAATGATAAAACATTCGAGGAAGATTATCGTTTCTTGCCTGTTGACGATTATTGCCAAACCAAGGATCAACTATTCCATTTCCTTCCGTGGCTTTCATGAGGACAAAGAAAGTATTATTTTTATAAATTGAAAAATCTATCTGTCCTTGACCAACTCCTGAAATGTCATTACCTACTATCATCATCTGAACTATATCAAACTAATCTATTTCTGTCAAGATTAAGTTTTATCCTCTCACAAAAAACTTTAAAAGGAATTGTGCTGCCAAAAGGAATCCAATCCCTGTCCAGATTACCCTTTGCATAGAGTCTAATTGATTTTGTAATGTTTGATGTTTTGCGTCATACTCCTCTCTTGTTAAGAATTTTGCTGACTGGTCTTTGAGGGTTTCCCTGAATTCGTTTATAGAATCCAGTCTTTTTTCCATTGAAGCATATGCAATTTTTATAGATTCTTTAATATCTATTAATTGGGTGATAGTATATTCCTTTAACGATACTCTTTCATCTTTCATTTCTAAAAAACAAGTTGTGCGGATTTACCTGCTATATTAATAGTATACAAGTTTAGAGGAATAGATACCAAGTTGCTAGTTTGTATCTGTTCAGATACTAAATTCTCATGCTGGTTATCCAAAAGAACCTGGGTAATCTTAGCAATTTGTATCTCTATCGTATTCTGTTGATTTTGGAGGGTGGTAATAGTTAGTACCGCAGCTTTTTCCTGATGGATAATAGTCTCTGTTTTTTGATTTATTAAAGCTATTTGTTCATTCATTAATCCATACCCAACCCCTGCTGAAAAAATAATAACAATCAGAGGAACCCAAGCTTGGATAAATGAATTAGAGAATAATTTTTTCATAGTTATTAATAAGGTCTGGTAAGTAACCCTGGTTGATTATATATCTGCCAGGGATTAGTGTAAAGTTGTTTGACTTCTTGGAAAGTCAATATACGATTCCACATTCTTGTATATAAAATAAGGCCGTTAAACCATTCATTTGTTGGCTGTTGTCCTATATACCAATTAGTATAAGATAGAGATTGTAAATTGTTACCACTCCCGGCATTTCGTCCGTTTATATAAAAAACATATTTACCTGAAGCATCATAAGTTACAACTACATGAGCCCATAAATTAACTGTCAGAGTGGTTGTTGAGTATCCTATGCTTACAACACTCTGTTCTAATAATTCTAATTGAGCGCTAGAATTTACCCTAAATTCGGGCCCTCTTGCTCCAGTATCGGATTGATTTGCTATTATCGCCGCATTTGCAGAAACGGAAGCAGGTTTAATTAAAGATTCAAAACTAAATGGTGTACCTGAATTTTTTGGTGTAGCAGTAAAACTAATAGAAGAACTGGAGCCATTGAATGAAATACACGGTCCAAATAAATCATTAACCCAAGATATATTTTGAGTAGAAGTAGCCTGTAATTTTGAGACTATATCTAAAGGCAACGTGCCTCCTCGTATAAAAAAAGGAAAATTACTTTGTAATCCTTTAGTAAGAGGATGATTCCAATTAATGACGGGGGCTAATGGTTTCAAACCAACCTTAATGCCATAACTATCCCCCGTTTCTCCTAAGAATGTTAGGATAACAGCCGTAGCCCGTTGGGAAGTTGCCCATCCAACTGTTGTAGAAAGTGCTGTCGCTGCAGTAACCTGAATATCCCCTGTTATAATATGATTTGTTGTTAATTCGGAATTAAAAGAATTGGTAAATGTTGGACTTCCTCCATTTGACCCGGCCATTGCAACTGCCACAAACGCTATTTCATTTGCCTGCGTTAAAGTTGCAGTTGTTCCTGATGCAATCGAGGTAACTCCGGAGCCGGAATCAGCAGTTGAAGCGGTCTTATCAAGAGGAGATTCATCGTCAACCTGGCTATATTCAAATATCTGAATATCCATAAAAGTTGCAAGAGTAGCATTTGCGGTAACTGTTTGATCTGCCCCACCTGGAGTTGCAGTTTTATAAAACACTGCCATACCTCCTGCAACCCCGACAGATGCCGTAGGACCTGCGGTCCACCCGGAATTAGAAAGAGAAATACTGCCTACTCCAACTGAGGCGGTAACAACAGCAATGAGAAGATTGCCGTTATTAGGGGATGCCCCGAAAGACGCGGCCACTGAAGCTGTAACCGAAGTATTTGAGGCATTCTGTAAGGCTAACATATTAAGTTATCAATTGATAATCTGCGATGAGGTTTCCTGCGGTGGCATTGAGGGATGCCCCGGAAGAATTGACTACCGCAATACCAAAACTAGGTCCAAGACTCCCCAGGAATTTAGTATCAAATAGTGCGGTATAAACGGCATTTGATGTCGTAGCAGTGATCAGAATATTTCCAAGTAAGGGGGCATTGACAACGGTAAGTCCTGCGTCAGATGCTCCTGCGCCATCGTCATTAATAGTACCATTTCCCCGAATTAGATAAACACTGACAAGCGTATTTGCCGTAGGTGAGGTTCCTACAGTAATCTGAACCCCAATTAATGCAGACCTGGCAGTATTACTTGTTACAAGAGTTGATTGTCTTCCAACTCCCACAACGGATGAAGCAAGGGAAGCAAGGGTTATGGTAAAAGCAGTTGTAGTCCCGAATTTTTCTAATTGGTTTATTTGTACAAGGTTAGTTGTTCCAGGGGTTGTTTGATCTATGCCTACTTTACCAATAACAGCCGACCCTGCAACAAGGACAGGAGCTGTAGCAATTGAGACAGGCTGCGTTGACTGCCAAAAGGTACCGGTAACAGCAAGAGAGGCGTTAGTGATATTTACCTGCATCTTTGATGCGGTGATAGCACTGGCAATTGTTGCAAGGTTGCCCCCTGTTTCTTGGGAGTAATTGGTAATGGATGCAGGCGGAGTAAGGGCGGTAATAGTTGCCGCGGGTAAAATGACAGGAACGGATGCTGCTGCTAAAGCCTGTCCAAGTGGAGGTGTATTCGTTGCAATGGTTGCAAGGTTCCCTCCGGTCTCTTTTGCAAAGGTTCCATCATTGGTAAATGTTCCTCCGCCTCCTCCGCCGCCACTAATAATAGCAACAGGAAGTGGATTTTGAGGACTAACTCCAATAGGTTGCGCGGTATTGTTGACGGCATTAGAAGCAAGATAACCTACAATAGTCATAATTCAACCTTATCCCATTTTAGAGTAAATTGCAATAGTCTGATATATTATGTTATATTTGGCGTTGTCACATCATTTGCACCTGTTCCACTAATTGCAGCGCTCCCTGTACCGCTATACCCATTTTTAAAATCATTGTTGGAAATGGTGTTATAATTTGTTCCATCCGTACCCATACAAAGAACTCCATATTTTGTATAAATACTCGTATCGTTATTAGTATCTTTATAACGGAAAACATTACCCTGAATCATGGTTCCTGTAATGATTGCAGCATTCCCATTAAGACGAATATTTGCATAGGTTGCATTTGCTGACTGTCCATTCTGTAAGAACCCGTTACCAATAATCTTGCAATCTGGTGAGTCAGTGATAAGAATTCCTTCTCTTTGATTAAGCTCTATCTGATTATTGACAATGAATGTCCCCAGTCCTGACTGATTTCCATTAACCCCTATTCCCTGGTAACAATTATAAATTTGGGCATGGTTACGGATTATGTTATAAGGACCATTTGAAACAATCCCTGGCTCACTATTCGTTAATCCGCAACCCTCAATGATATTGTCATCCGCTATCATATTGACTGTGTAATAGTCAAAGAATATCCCTGATCCATAACAGGCATTTGCAGAACATTTCTCAACACGCCCATAGATACAATTAAAACCTGAATTTCCTGCCCAATAAATCCCGCGTCCTTTAGCTGCATGGATTAAGACATCACGAATTGTCCCTCTCTGGTTTGACATATTAATAGCATGATATGGACCCGCACCGTTCTGCAGAGAGGCATTTCCTTCAATTGCCAAATCCCTAATATTAATTCCATATGATTGGGTGGTCTGAGGTTGGTAACTCTGGATAACACTGCAATTACTGTTCTGCATAAGGTTCAAAAGGGTTGTTTCATTATTTAATTCCCCTGAACCAAGTCCTTGAAAAAGAATCTTACTATAAAGAATAATAGGAGAACCTATTTGAAAAGTCCCATCAAGAAGCCGAATACTTCCCCCTGTTGTTGAAAGCTTAGAGGTTGCTTTATTAATAGTCTGATCATCATTTGCTCCGGTACAAACATAATCTGCCCTTGTCTTGTCCGCTGAATTAGAGGCAGCAATAACAATAGTAGCTGAACGGACATTTTTAGTGCGTGTGCCAAAAGGTAATAATCCACCCATATCTAGGAACCAATGAAGCTTATTAAATCTCCAACGGTTCCTATGATATAAAGCTCGTTAGTATTATTCACAACAGCAGAGACAGAGTTTCCAGGCTCTAAAATATATCCGTTTCCTGTTCCGGTATCGACATTATTCACTCCTGGTCCTCCAATGTGAATATCGGCCGCGTTGGTTGATTTAGCGGTAATGATTACCCCGTTAGCCAAGGAGTTTGATGGGAGTTGTGTAACACTATTTGTGACAGCAAGTAGTATTTGCCCCTCACAAGGATTATTAGCTATAGCTCCCTGTGTCGCAAAACCTGCAGGAGTTGATTGGATACTAACCACTAATTCTCCTGTGATTGCCGATGTAGCAACAACCTGAATATAATTCATTCCAGAAACAGGACCACTAAAAAGACCATCTAAGGATGCTTGTGATACATTACCTCCTGATGTGTTCGTGAGAAGTAAAGGGTAATAGGTAATGCCGTCTATTGAGTATTGAAAGGCTACTGTCCCGGTCCATGTCCCTGAAAGCTGAATGGAGACAGTGGCATCCCCAGGATTTAAATTTTTGATTATAATTTGACCATTATTCTCTATAATCCCTATCACCGACTGATTTGCTAAAACATTTGATTGAAAAGAAGTATTATAGCTTCGAAACATATTCACAATATCAGTATCACTACTATTATCGGTTACTCCCGGATTAGCAGTTGAAGTTAAGGCAATATCATAGGATTGGGCTCCTGATGATTCAGCATTTCCTGACCAGGGGATAATTCCATCTCCCCCGTAAAGCTCAAGAAAATAGTAATAAATAGCTTTAAATGCCTGATACCGGTTATACAAAGGGAAATAGGTATTGTCACCAATTGTCCCTTGTAAAAATCCAACTTCCCCAATCACGGCTGGTTTATTATTCATATGGGCGGTATTCACAAAATCCTGCAGTTGCGCCTCAAATCCCGCTCCTGATACCCCATTTGTCCCGGGATATCCTAAGAATGCTCCATAGGGTTGTAAATGGACCCCATCCCCCTGATTGGGATACACATGATAATCTGAATAATTAAGATTTTTAAGCGTTGAAAGAATTCGATAATCAGGACCCTCAAAGGTACCATTAAATACAGTATCCTGATTTTCATATTGCCAACCATGAGCCATATCCCCAAAACCAATCAAATGATTTGGGTCAATAGATCTAATGTAAGTTGACACAATATCAGTCCACCCACCAGGCTTTGAAAGTATTGCTAAATTCGGAGCGTTTAACGTATTAACCACATTACCTGGATCATAATTATTGGTACGCAATTCATTCCCCAATTCCCAAGAAAAAATAGCCGGGTGGTTTTTGTATTGAATTCCATCAACTGTACTCACCCTATTAACCAATGTATAAATAAAATCCTGATACATTTGTTGAATAAGTGGTTGACTAAAAAAACTTAAATAAGGATAGGAATTAGGGAAATTTGTTCCATTGATGGTATTACAGGTTTGCACATACCATCCTTTTGTGTTGTAATTATTCTCATTACCATCAGCTAAAGAAAGAATTAATTTTATTCCCCTTTTCCTCGCTTCATTAAGAACCATATCCAATTGTTGAAGAGAGGATTGATTATAAGCCAAGACTTGCGTTGTTTGTAAAGAAAGACTTGCATTATTATAATAAAATAAATTCTTACCACCCCAATTTTGAATAGATAATCTAACTGTTGTATAAGTTGATGAATTAAATGAACCTTGAAATAATTGCCAATTTGAAGAACTAGAAACATAACCAAAATTTTGAATGATTGTGGCTCCTGTTATATCAGTAATAAGAACACGGGGAGGATTTGAACTTCCCCCACCCGGAGTATGTGTCCCTTGAGCATAAAAACTAAATACATAATTTGTATTAGGCGTTACCGTTGCTGTATAGGATATTTCATCATAGGTACTATTTGGACTATTTTGTTCAACACAATAAGAACCTGTCTGAGGAGTTGGAGATGTAACAAGAGACCATACTGACCCATTAGGCGGAGTGCCCGTTGTTCCATCATCCCATCCAGTAAAGCTATTAGTAGTTAAATTATTTGTTATAAGATTAGTTCCAATAGCATATTGAATAGATCGAAAATTACCGGGAGGATCAAAACACCACGTTCTTATAACATTAATGTTATCAAACAAAGCTGCATCCATAAATGCCTGCACTTGAGATTGCGTAGATCCTTGAATTAAAGGATAATAATTAATCCCACTAAACTTAAATGGTTGTCCCTTGTAATAAAATTGAGAACCAATTTGTTGCACAAAGGGACTCTGGGCATTGATTGCCTGATTTGAATTTGCTGATTGTCCTGATAATGTTGGTGATCCTAAATACATAGATTATTGCCCTGAATATGCCTCTTCCGATAATTCTAAAACTCTCACATCATTATCCACTTCTGCTGCTATTGCATATAGATTCATTGTGTCAGAAAAATTAAATGTTGGACTATATGCGCCAGGTGGCAACGGCATCCCATCTGAAATAGTTACCCCAATTCCCCCCAAATAAATAATATTACTTGAATTATTATATACCAAAAGGGCGCGTCTATTAGAAAGGTTGGTTCCCGGAACTTGGGTTGCGGAGGTATTAACGGTAATATCGGTATTTAGTGGAATTCCCTTCAAAGTGTTGAGGGACACATGTGTAACAGGGGTCGGAATATAGGTTGGAGGGAAATTGCCAATATCAATAGTTGATGGGAATTCTATTTTATCCCAGGGGATTTGAATGTTAGTTTCTTTATCACTAACGGTTTGAATTAATCTTTCAATAAGAGAATGCAGCTCTAAATCCTTTTGAATAACCTGTTGGGGGACAATGCTCTTTGGTGGTTGTTGTGAAATAAGAGATATAGCATGTGTCAATAATCCTAATTGTTTTTGAATCCTGTCAAAATAGGGAGCAAATTCTGTGACATTTGATATCTTCACAGGCGGCATTTCATCTATGTTCTTTACCCTTATGTTTCCGGTAACAGTAAATACTTTTGGCCAGTTGATTGGCTTATCGATAAGCTTATAAAGTTTAACGAGGACACTCCCTAAGTTTTCTTGGAATTTAATAACCCTCTCATCTGCTTTTTGCTGAATGGTTAAATCCAAACTATCCAATTCATCAAGCCCCTCTATTTTCTTCATTTTTTAAGTTCCTTTAGTATCTTTACCAATAATACTATTTGAAAATCTAGCCTCTTTGTAATATATCGTATCATATCATGCGTGTTTGCGCTATCGGATAGTTTATCAGCATTATTTTTTCCCACAGCATCAGCAATAGATCCCTCTAACTGCTTAAAGAGGTCTTCCATCATTTTCTTATTCTGCTGCTGTTCGAATATTTTTTTACGAGCTGCGACATCTATCATACTATTGTTGTGCTAAATTATTCCCTTGATTCTTTAAAGATAATGGCGCAGCAAACCATCTACCCCAACCTGAATTCTGTTGAAGAAGGGATGCAAAATTAGCATTCTTTTGAGGATCATTCATATCATCATAGCTTGTTATCCCCATTTGTGCTAGTTGCTGGCGCGAAGTAGGATTACTCATATACCCATTAAATGTATTACTATTAATTCTGAAAAGGCCCCTATCAGTTGAGCCATCTGAGTTGGTGCTGTCTCCTACATATTTAAAGCTGGCATTTTCCCCGTAATTATTTGAAGTATGACCGAATTGCTGAACCTCAGAGGGAGTGTACGTTTGGGATTTTGGGTGATTCAGAACCTGGGCCGCATTTGTCGCTTGTCCAGTAGAATTAAAAGCATTTAATAATATCTGTGCTACCGCAGGAGGAAGAGTTAGTTTTCCTCCTTGAGAATAGGGGATGGTGATGTTTGGTTGCATTGAATTAGTAGGGCGTTGTTGTCCTTGATTGACAACTGGTTGTTGGGGTAATTGCGTAGGTGTTGGGGTTGGTTGAGTTGCTTGGGGAGCGCTATTAACAGTCAACGGTACCTGTGTTCCATAGGCATGTCCCCCCGGGGAATTTACCGCACCCTGGTAAAGGTTAAATTGCTGGTTTGCATTTTGTCCTTGGAGATTTCCCTGGTTTGCTCGTTGCCATTGAAAAAATCCGGGAGTATTAGTCTGTTGTTGATTAAATAGTTGGGATTGTGGGGTAGGTGCTTGATTTTGAGGTGCAAGATGCAAGCTTTGAGCGAGTTGAGTGATGTTCTGACCCATACCGGATACAGCATTATCCACTCCTTGGACTGCCTTCTGAGGAAGATTTAAAAGCTGATAGATGGCGCCATAGATTGCATTTGGATTCATTAAAAGTCCTCTAATTTATATTCTGGTAATTTTTTAATATCTTCTTTTATATTTTCAAGTGCTGTAACATATTGTTTATTTAATTTAAATGCATGAACCTCATCTGAAAGCTTAATCAAGAATTCAATTAATTTATTATAATCTGGTCCTGAAGCCACTAAAAGATAAACTATTCCGTTTCCTTTTATGGAATATGTTTTACCCCTAACAACCGCACTGGTTCTGGTTTTAATATACTTTGAATATTTTTCAGGATATTGCAAGAGAACATACTCATCATCTCCTGCGTCTGAACTTAATGGAAGTGCCGCTACGTATTTTCCTGTATTATCTATTTTTACATCTTCACCCCTTGCAACCTTCCAAATAACTTCAGAATAATTCTTGATAGATAAAGTATATAAAGTACTCAAAGGATAGGCAAAACGCTGACATGCATCAATAAAGAATGGTTTTCCATCTTTTGTAATCCTAACCTCGGATGACATTGGTCCACGATAATCAACCTTCTGAAAATAGGGAGTTAAGGCATCTTGTACTTTTTTCAAGGGTGATGGTAATTGATCTACATATATGCCTACATAACTACTTTTATCTTTTTCTATTCCATAAAGATGGGGGGCTATCCATTTCTTTCCATTAAAGAATGTGTCATATCCCAATTCCTTTGCATCCTCAATGCAATCTTCAACAAGGAATGAGTATTGATCGGCAAAAGGACCCCATTTTACCTGAATTTCATCAAGATATTCTGCTACTAAATCGTAATTCTCCGCATAAAAACTATCTACATCTCCTCTCCATATATTCACTTTTATATATTTTTTAGGATTGCGTTTCAAATACTCTCGAAGGGCAGGAATGCCTTTCACTATTTCTGTTTTTTGAACAGGTAATCCAACTTCTCCTTGAAGTTGCCGCATAAACTCACGATTAAGCTCTAATTTATCTCCTCCTAAGTTGCTCCCAAAAACGGTTTTACCTTGCTTACGAAGATAAGAAACCCAATCTCCAAACATCACGTCACCAAAGAATATTAAATCAACTTTGTCAACATAATTCCAGAATGTTTTAACTTTCTCTATTCCTATATCCTCTAATCCTAATCCTGGACTGAATTGGTCAAATTTAGGATATGCACCGAAAAAAGGGGTATAGTAGAAGGTTTGATGTCCATCTAAAGCTATACGCTTAACATGTTCAACTTCTAATCCATATCCCGCACAAAGCACTTTTAATTTCTTTCCTACTCCACCATAATTATTATCAGCCATATTACACTATAAGAGTATACCAGGTTCTTGAAATATGCAAGATGGTTTGGTATACTGTGATTACGTTTTTGTATGACCTTCAGCATTTAAAAACGTAGCTCTCATTTTCTGAAGGAATGGGAGCTTTTTTATGCCAATATTTATATATTATTGCCTATATTGCAAAAAAGAATTCAAAGATATAAATTATAGTAGGAAATTTTGCTCTAAAATATGTATGGATATAAATTGGAAAGGAAAACATAGAGGGAAAAATACTGAATTTAAAAAAGGACAAATGAGAAACCAAACCAACGAAAAAAATCATATGTGGAAAGGTAACAATGCAGGTTATACAGCTCTACATTATTGGGTAAGTAAACGATTGGGAAAAGCAGCATTTTGTTCAAATGATATAAATCATAAAACAACTCGTTATGTATGGGGTAATATTAGTGGAGAATATAAACGTGATATTTCTGATTGGCATAGTTTGTGTGGAACATGTAATTTAACTGATGGAATTAAAATGTACAAAATTTTTGATAAAAAAAGACATCGTATTATCATGAATTAGCTGTAGAATAACCGATATATTGTTGTCCCGCGTATTGATCCCAATCATTAATATTAAATGTTTGAATGCCATTATCAGTAGCACTTGTAAAGTTACCTCCTCCATCACTGATTCCTACATGTCCCATATTGCCATTCGTACTGTTTGGAGCAAAATAAACACGCGCTCCCGCAGGTGGTATGCCTTGTGTTTGAATATTACCCGCTGCTTGATTTGCTTGATAATCCGCATAGGCTGTAGGTTGGCGGTTTTTATTCCCTTGTTGGTCATCGACCCACTGAAGACAATACCCTGCATAATTTGAAGTAGCAGTCGCTTTTCCAATCTGTCCTTGCGTTGAATTATTCCCTCCCAAAAGCTGATTAAGGGCATTAATTAATGGATTTTGAGATGATGCGTTCTGTGGTGGTGGCTGCAATTGCATTGGTTGAATGCTAGGCATTGCAGTAACCTGATTTCCTGCATTATTTTGTTGACCAGCGATTCCATTAATGCCTGGATTTTGAATACTATTAGAAGGTGATGGGGGATTTGGATTAACCTGACTTGCAAATCTAGGATCTGTCGCTTGTTGCCTAGTAGCCAAACTTTGCATGATGGCCTGTAAAGGAGCAGATTGTTGTGGTGTTTGATTTTGATTAGGTTGATTATTCGCCTGACTATTCTGTTGAGGATTCCCTGGATTAGTTAAGGGTGAAATGTATGGATTATTTAATGGGTTAGGGCTCTGTTGTAAATTGGGTGGATTCATACCCCTCTATTATTACACGAATTTTCTTTAAAAGTAAAATGATCTATTGACAAATGAAAATAACTGAGCTATATTATAGGTGTATGAATATCTTATTTGGACTATTAATAATTATCATTTCCATTCTACGGTATGATGGAAGATAATAGCTATTGACCATTTCCAAAAACCGAATTAGAAAATTTCCCACCCGCTCCTACAGATAACATTCTTAAAAGAGGATTATTAAAAGCAGGAGACATCATTTTTCCCAATCCTTGCATTACAGGAGAGGCAGCCATTCCGACTGCTTTGTTTCCCAGGTTTTCTCTATTATTAAAAACATACTTTAATCCTTCTCCAACTGCAGCTTGGGGAGCACTCAATTTTCCAAGCATTGTCATTAATGCTATTCCCATATCAACAGGTGCCCCAAGGTGCCCTGCTGAATCTCTATGTGCCTTTGCCAATTTCTCCAATTTATCACTATCCCCCCGGATGTTCTCCAACTTATTCAAACTCTTCCTCACCAAACTATACATCTTACTATATTTCTGATAAACAGGGTTATTAATCTTATCCCCGACATTCTTTCTGATTATGGCATCCGCCCTATCCTTAGTGTCGTCATATTCCAATGACCTTATACCTTCCCCTTGAATTCGGTCAAGGTCAGTAATAGATGATGCCACCGGCTGCCCCAATGAAATGCTATTTTTCGCGGCAGTTTTACTATTTAAAAAGTTTGCTATATTGGCGTCAGATACATGTTGATCAAACATATCCTTTGAAGTCTGGTTATAAAAATCATCTATTTCGTTTCCAATAACTACATTGGATTTACGCATATTGGTAACAGTTGCTCCTACTCCTCCATTCCCTTTGAATTCATTTGTCAGCATGTCTATGTTCTCCGTTGGATCATTTGTCATCTTTTTTGCAAGATTAATTACATACTCAGGATCAGTTTTGGCAATATCCTCTATTCCTTGGCCTAGATAAGGAGACAGATGATTAACAGCGTTTTTTGTTGGCGCACCTTTTATGAAATTGCCAACACCGGGGAGTATCGCGTTTATCCCAGCCCCAAGGACTCCCGAAGCAACATCTGATCCTGCTGTAGAGTTTGGTTGTGAGTAGGCTCCCAATGCTCCGGTTAAGGCACCCGTTCCAAGGCGGGATAAAAAGCCTTTTCCTAATAATGCTTCTCCTCCCGGCATCACAGCCCAAGAAGCAAGACCTGCTACGTCTTTTAATGCTTGGGTACCATTAAGATTTTGTAATTGTGTTTGATTGGCAAAGGGAGTCTGGTTAAAACCCATGTTTTTGATTTGCTGAGATGGTCTTGTTAATGCAGCAATAGTATCTGGAATTGCTCCTAATCCTAAACCACGAAGACCATTAGAGATGGTTTGAGTTGGAGCATTAATTTGTGATGCTTGTTGATTGGCAACATTTGTTGCATTCTGGATAAAGTTTGAAGGGACATTCTGCACTATCGTAGGCTTCTGGGGAGTTTGGGATAAATTAGAAATAGCAGGAGTTCCCTGTATGGCATAAGGGTTACTCATTGACGGATTGGTAGGATTATTAAAAAACATTTTATTGATACCCTGTCACATTCAATTGGCCTCCACTATTTTGTATAGCATCCTTAAATGAAGCATACCCATCCTCTTGAGCTTGGGCATTGGCAGCTCCCATCATTTGTTTTTGAAGCTCTAAAAGGGTAGTTTGCACCTGTTGCTTAGACAGAGTAATACTTCCAAACGTTGAGCCAAGCTTATTCATAAATTGTGTTGAGGCTGCTCCACGGACTCCAGCTAACCCCTTATCCCCCGATGCTTTCAAATAGCCAAGTTGTTGAAGAAATCCTACGGTATTGTTGTCCATTAATGACGACATTCCTGAATTATACATAAATTGATAGAGATTCCCTCCAGCCATTCCAAAATGACTTTGCGGCAGTTTCTTTAGGTAGTTTAATGCAGTGTTAATACGGTCAATTGAGGATGCCTGATTTGCAAGGTCTGTTGAAATGGTTGGAGAAAGTGGTAAATTACCATGACGCGCTTTCCAAGAACTTTCTAGGGCGCTTAATTGTGTCGAAGCATAGGAAGATAAAAATGGGTTTTGAAGCATTGTTAAATATTGTTGTTGTTGGCCAAGGGTTTGAATTCTATCCTGTTCAAGAGCCGGGAGCTTTTGATATTGTTGGGGAGTAATATTTGTCCCATACACCCCGCCTGCTTGAGGAGTTCCTGCATTCACGTTGGAAGGATTTAAGCTTACAGATGCTGCTGCCTGGGGAGATGCATTAGTTGGAGATCCAATTCCTAGAGCAGCTAAGGGATTTGAACTTCCTGTCCCCGTTCCTCCTGCTCCTGAGAGCATAAGATAGGGGAGGATGGATTGCATAAAATTAAGTCCAAATTCTTGTGATTGAATATTGGCCTGTTGAAATGCTGCATCATTTTGAATCCCCTGGCCAACTACCCCTTGGTTTGCCCCATAGAGAGAGGATAGCAAATTCATAACACCTGCGCGTGCTGAAGAGTTTGATGTTGCTGCTTGGACTCCGAGCGCTGGATCGGTAAATCCTCCCGGTGCTGCTGCTAAAGATTGGGGGGTCATAACTGGAAGAGTTGGAGTTGGCAATGCAGGCACTCCAAGTGCTGGATCGCCAGCGTAATTCGGCATATCAGGATATTGCGTTGCCTGACCTGAGCCTCCCGGTTGGAAGGCTGGGGCCATATAGTTACTACCCAATGGAACTCCTGGAGTATTTTGTGCGTTTTGTCCTTGCTGGGCAATATTAGTCATTCCTTGAGAAATCTGAGGGAGTTGACCTAATTGAGAAAGGGTACCCGTATCTAAAAGTTGTTGGCCTGGAGCGTTGGCTATTTGCTGTTGAATCTGTCCTGCGCCCTGCTGAAGAGCCAAAGTGGGATTTTGTATCATATTAGGAGCCTGAGCAAGATAGGATTGTAAAGCCGCGACTTGCTGACCCTGAGAGGTATTTGCATTTGGAATTGCAGGATTGTAACTAGGATTTAAGCCCGGTGGATTCATATTAATAAAACTATATCATATTATATCAACTAATGTTATTCTGGGTTTTATATGATTGGATATATGCCTGTTGCGCTTTGTTCTGCTGTGCAATTTGTTGAGCCTGCAAATTCATCTGTTGCTGTTGGAGTGCCTGACTCTGTAAATTGCTTGCCATGCCTTCTGCTTGGCCCTGTTCCTGGAGATTCAAATTTTCCCCATATAATTGATTACTCTGGGTCGCTTGACTTATCCCCCTTTGCTCTGTTAATCCAAGTTGTGTGCCGGTTCTTTGTTGATAGATACCTAATTGAGTATTTGTCCTGTCATAATTTCTTTGTGTAGCCTGTTGTTTGAGAGCCTCTCCCTGATTCATTTGACCCAATTCATATTGAGACTCTCCCCCTCCGGCATATTGCATTGAAGGATTAGCATTCCCTGTAGGATTGGTTGATGTCTGAGGGTTTGTGCCAGTTGGCGCTGTTTGGGTAACCGCAATCCCACGTTGATTAAGTGTATCTTTTAACTGTCTCTGTTCTGCAGCATCGGTTATTCCAAGTTGGGACATGGCAGATTGGAAATCTTGAGTTGCGTATAATTGTCCGTTTGCAACATCCTGATTCAAATATTGCGTTCCCAATTGATAATCTTGTTGATATTGCTGTATCTGTGTATTAGTCATATTCGTATTCTGAGTAGAAAGCGCACTATAATAAGGATTAAGAGCTGCATATGATTGCCCTAGAAAAGAACTTGGATTAGATGCGCTTCCGATTGAAGGAACGGTATAGGCTGATGCATTATAAGGAGTCATCTGATCCTGTAAATACTGAAGGTAGGCAGACTGACTTGGGTCGGCGGCGGCGGGAGCCCCAGAACCACTTGGAATACTTACCCCCCCGCTATAGCCTCCATAATTGGTATTAGAAGGCGCCGGAGCTCCATAACTTGTCGGTGCAGCACTGAAACTTCCTCCAGAAGGATTACCTGCCAAACTTAATCCATTAATATTGCTCGATGGCATCCCACTGCTTACTCCTCCCATAACAGAAGAACCAAGATTTGAAGGATTCGGTAAATTCGACATATTTGCATACGTTGGAGCATTCCCTCCAAAAAGGTTACTGATATCTGTTCCTCCCTGTGATAATAAACTACTTAGCCAATCCATATTTTAAAATTGTTGAAAAAATAATGGCGCGCCATTCGCTGCTAATTCTGAAACCTCTGAGTTTGTCAATATCCTTGAAAAATAAACAATATCTCCAAAATAACTTGGAAAAGATCCTCCATTTGGATCAAAAAGAATATAGAATCCATTATCATTCCCACTATTTCCATTTTGAACAGGAGAGATATTATTTGTCATCACAGGCAGTCCATCAATGAAAAGTGTCATGTTGTTAGTATTCCCCCCATCAAAATTAACAAATATGTGATGTGGGCGGAGGCCCAAAGGTGTATTATTTGGCAGGTTATAAGTAAATATATGATCTTGTCTTCCTGTTGCAGACCAAACATTAGAAAATTGATATGTTCCCGCGTTATTAAGATAGGTTACCCAAATCCTATTTTGCTGATTACCATTAGCAAATTCAAAAAGAGAATATTCTGTACCACTGCCAGGAACGGCAGTGGGATAAAACCAGCCACCAACACCTAATCCTGCTTGACAATTAAAAGGAAGACCAGGACTTCCAACTGCAGTAAAATATACGCCCCCATTAACAGAATAACCACAATACTCATAGATAATGTTAGCAACATAGGAGAAATCGCTTCCGTGTTGAGCCAGATTAGCATTTCCAACATTATTAACAGGGGAAGAATTGTTTAAATTTTGATTGAATTCATAGTATGCCTGAAGCGCTGCATCATTAAAAAGTGGTAAATTTTTAAGTTGTGCCATGGTTGCCTCCTATCCGAAGTTCTGCCCCCACATTCCAAAAAAGTTAGTGCCATCGTAACGAATAATGCAGCAATCAACTTCATTTGCCACAGTAATATTTCCTGATTCCCAAGGTGGTGGAGATTTTTGGTTCCAATATATATTTGCACCACCCGTTGGGGTAATGGCGATATTATAGACGCCTGTACTATTTTGTACCATCCAAAGAGTAGCTGTTTGTCCTGCTACCATATTAATAGGGTTAAGAATGGTGTTTCCGGTAACAATACAGTTTTGCCGATCTCCCTTGCTCCAATCCCAATTCTCAGTTCCTGAGACATTTCCAATAGCAAATTCTGTATCAACAATAGGAGTTTGCAAAATAGTATTCTGAATAGTTTGAGGAGATGGAGGATCAAGCACGGCTGCAGTGTTGTCAATTTTTGACGGTTGAATATTTGCATCTGATGCAATATCACTATCCTGAACAGACCCTCCAAGATTAAGTTTTGCATAGGCAATAGCAGCTCCCGTTGAAATATCCGCGTTAGTAATTTGCGGATTATCCAATAAATTATTAAACTCATTGTTAAGCGCTGCCGAATAAAGTTCAGCCCCAAAAGTCCATATTGTTGTGCGATTTACTGTCATAAAGCGTAATAGTATTCAGAGTAAGATAACAAATCTTCAATTATCTTGTTTATACCACTTTGATCTATATTGATACTTTGAAGATCACTTGTCAAGGCTGTAACCATATCTACGCGTTTCAAGATTCCCTTATTCCAATACCCTATTAAATAATCCTCTACTTGTGCTCTTGTTATCATAATTAATCGCTCCTTAATCCTTTTGGTAAAAAGTACGTCTCTAAATCGTAAATTTCAAAATAATCAGCGCTTGATTCTATCATCTGCCATTGCCATATCTTACCGGTTTGAGATGCGATTGGCATCCGCTGGCTATTTCCCCCTGTTGAATCCATGGTAGACCGGTCAAGATAAAATGAAATGTCCAATAGATAGGCAGACATCCCCTGTAGAGAAATTTGTCCCTGCTGCGTCATTCCCCCCATATCAACTTGGCTTGAAAAAGTAAGCTGTGTGTTTTCTCCCTGAGAATATTTTCCATACAAGTATTTCCATTTGAACTTTCTTGCCGGATCAGGCATATATCCCCTTGATTGAATGGTAGCCTTAATATTATTCCCATTATCGGTATAGAGTGCTGGATTAAACTTCATTACCAGTCCTGTCCCTGCATTTGGACTCCCTGCAATCTGTGTAGCATCGGTAAAGTAGATTTGTGCTTGCCCGGGAATAAGGCTTGTTGCGATATATCCCATATTCTTTCCTGTCATTGTGGTGAAGGGGTAGTTCTTTGATGATATTTCCCATGTATCTAGCACTATTACTTCATTGTTGACAGATGATCCATTAACCGGAATTGCCCAGTAAGCATACCTTCCATCAAACCCTCCTTGTATTCCTGGAATTGCGGAAATGGTAATATTACTCATTGTCCCACGTATTACGTCCGATACTATTCCTCCATCAAGGGTCACCGCAAATGAGGTTTTCGTCACTGACCTGATGACAGGGGTATGTCCTATCATAGAAAAATAAAGAACATCGTTCCCGGTATTAACCAAAGAAAAAGGAGCCGTTGTTCCATAACCGAATATCCTCCCATTAAGGTTTTGCCCTGCAGCGGTAGTGGACGCAAATGTTGACTCGGACCATCCGGTAATTGCCCAAATAGTTCCCTGCTTAAAAATTAGTAATTCATCCTGGATGATTGCGAGTCCCGTAATCTGGTCAGAGTCCCCCGGATTAATATCAACATAGTTTGAACCAGGATAGGTTGTCGGGTCCCCAATGTTAGAAAAATATAAACGGTTTGGGTAACTAACATTATTTGCAATAAACATGTAAGAGTGGTACCACTTTGCATAATACCCTATAGGAACACCATAGCGATTTATCTGAAGACGTGTCCCGTTAAAATCCACTTCATTTATTCCATTAAATCCAAAGAGGTAATTGTTTGCTGCCTCAAACCAGATTGGCTTATTATTTGGCAAACTAGGACGAGGAGTGCCATTTGTTGCAGTTGAGCCGGTATCCGTATAGGGAGAGGACGTTGTGTTGTAGTATTGCGCCTCGGCTCCTGATGCTGTACCGCGATAAACGTTGTATGAAGTGGCACCTGGAACTGATGGGAAAGTGATAGTTATGGTGTTGGTTGATGTCCCTGATGGTACAACAATAGATGCCTCGGTAGACGCCATTCCTTCGCCTGTCGCATTAAGCGCAGTCACGACATAGTAATAGGTTCCGGGAATAATTGTCCCTCCCGTAGTTGCGGTTGCGAGGGAGGGGGCTGACGAAGGTCTGCTATTAAAAGAAAGCTCCGTAAAACTTCCTGTTCCAGTCCAAATATAATAATTTGAAAAAGAAGATCCGCTAAGGTTTGTTATTAAATAATATTCTTGGGCCGCTAAAAAATTTAAAGCGCCTAAGCCATTAAATGAACCATTACTAATAGCAGGAGCAATAGGGCTAGAACCAAAAACCTTTGAAACCTTATTGTCTGAAAGAAATACATTATTAGCAATAGTTAAATATCCCTTTGGGACAATTTGATAGGGGTCCCGATCATTATATCCATCAAAGGATGATTCTATAATAGGTTTATCTGTGAACTGAATTTTAAATCACTCTCCTTTTTACCGTATAAAATAGTTTGCCGCATAAATAAGAATAAGAATAATTACAATTAAATAAATTAAATACAATAGTATCCATCCTAAATTTTTCATTATTTTGATAGCTTTGCTACCAAGGATCGTTAATTGAAAAATCAAGATCCTCTGCACTATCTGATTCAATCATCCATGGTCCATCTTGCTGACGTATCTTGAGGTATGTTTGCATCTCCATAATCCCCTCATCATAAAAATTTTTATACTTTGTGGCAGATGCTTCATCCTGTTGTCCTTTAGAAAGTAATTTTGAGGCTGCCTTGTATTCAATTAATTCTCCAAACCGGTCTGCAAAAGGAATTCGAATTGGATCGGTAAAATTAACTAAGTTGCTCACTGCCTGGATACCCCAAACGGAAATTGATTGTCCGGTGGTATCTGCCTGTTGCGGAATAGGAACAAATCCAATATATTGCTGGTCCGGTGGTCCATGCAGGTAATAGCCTGCCGAGAACACCGATCCTTGAGTAGACATATTCCGAAGGTTGAGTAGCATTTCAGACGACTTTATACTTGCTGCCTTTATTGGCTGGGACTCCGGATCTTGGGGAGAATAGTTAATTTCAACTCTTGTCACCTTTAAAAGACTATTGTCGATTTCATATTCTTGAACATTTGATTGGATTGCATAGGTAAAAGGGGTGATTGTTTCATAATATGCCTCATAGACCTCCATTACCTTACCTACCACATCCTGATAAGCATAGTTTACCGCATATAAAACCTCCGCATCTTTCCAATCGGCGGGGGTTGTTTCGTCAAGTAAAGTTCTAGTCTGATTGTAAATATCCTGATATTGTTTTGCCATAGTTAGTTACGTTGAACGGTTAGCCAAACATGGGCTACCTCATCACCTTTTAAACCAATAGGCTTCATAGAAAAAATATTTACCTTGATATCCCCGATTTCCTTCATATGATCTGCTGGCTGATAAAGGAGTCCTGTTTCAAATTCTTCCCCGTGATTAACTTGCCAATTAAGAAGTAATTCGCTTTTTGAAACAATAAGAATATCTTGGAATGAATGGGGATGATAAATAGAAATACCCTCTACTGGAACATCAAATTCAAAATGTTCAACCGCGTGGATAGTTTCGTCATTAATAATAATTGATTTCATAGTTTCAGGTGGAATATGATTTCAAGCCTTCGTGCCCAAAAGGTCTCCATGCATACTCCACCCTTAACATATCAAACTATAGCTTTATATGTCAATAGAACTAATCCTAAGATTAGGTCTTAATTAACACACCTCCAAGGGTACGTAACCCTGAGACACCATAGATCGAGTCACACGTTACTAACCATGCGAGATATGGTAACCAATAGGCTGCCATAAGTCGTGGTGCCATTTGAACCGCTAACACGAGAGCTTCCTTTTGGAAGAGAATGTTATTGGTTTGATTTGGCGTTGATATAGTTACCGGAACATTATTTGTGTAATAAACCGGGAAACCATAGATATTTCCCCACAGATACCGGTTGTTTGGACCGATTTGTGCCCGCTGTGGTTTCTGATATTCGCCTTGATAGTCAGCCCTTACAAATTTATCAATTTGCAGGATTGCGGCTATCTGAGAGGGAGCTAACACCATAGCCCGTCCTTCCATAGGAATATCATTGATGTTTAATTGGTTCATTCCTGAAACAATTGTTCCATCTGAAATATTTTGTCCGTATTGACCCTGTGCGCTGGTTGTAAAGGTCGTATAGTTACTAAATGTGTCGCTGTCAATCTGTTTCGCGATGGCATAACCACATTTTTCACTGTACAAAGACCTAAGGTCATAAGCTGCCTGTATAGCAGGCATATCTCGTTTTGTTATCGCAAGCTTTCTATTTCTTGCTTCTCTATATTCCTATAGAGTCCTGGTCATATCACCCCTTTCGGGACGGGCGCTAATGAAGTTTATTGTTTTCCTACTCACCTTCTGACCGACGCACCTTCTCACTACTAATTGGAATTTGTGAGCTTGGCTCAATATGTCCCACTTTTTCAGTTGGGGATTCTATTGAATTCACCCGTTTATTCAATTGAGCTAAATTGTGATAATAAGCTTTTGTTTTGATCTTATGGCAATCCTTGCAAAGAGTTTGTCCATTATTGGTATCATAAAAATATTCATCTTGGCAATCAAATTCGTTTGGATTATTATTTATTAAATCTGCCAACGGAATTATGTGATCGGATTCTAATTTTCCTCCTCGCTTATTACACATTTGACAAGTCCAATTATCTCTCATAAAAACAAATTGTTGCCATGCATAATATTTATCCGTTGTCCGAACTTTATGTGCCTTTTTGGTTACTCCACCTTTCCATTTTATATTTCGTTTTCCTTTTCTATCTTTTGCAAAACAACTAAGGGAGCAATATATTCTTGGAACAGATGGTCTTATCTTTATTTGCTTTCCACATGTCTTACAATTTCCATATGTAGTTCTTTTTCTACATTCAAGACTACAATGGAGCTTGTTTCCTTTCTTCACAAAACTCAATCGCCTTGTAAAAGATTTTCCACATGTTTGACAAATAAATGTTCTTGAATTTATTCGGCGCTTATCCAACATCCAACATTTTTGAGAACAATATTTCTTTTGATACCATTCAGGTTTCCACAAATCGATGTTACAATAGAAACATTTACGCATGAATCTATTATACCATAACTTCTTATCACTTGTAAAAGAGCAAACCCTTTTACTTCTACCTTAACTCAAAGGTCGAAGATACTTATAGTTTTCGAGCTGGAAGGTTGCTTCATACCATTTATTGATATAAATCGTTGTTCCAGTTTCGGTAATTGCCTGTGTTTGTGTCGTTTGATTCGGTTGCTTTGCGTTTGCGACCAAATTGCTAACATTAGGCACAGTAATTGCCTGACCTTTTGCCTTCACTTGAGAATCTAACCTTTTAACCAATGGCGCCAATACTAACGCTGTCTCTGTGGCCCTTAGCACGTCTAAAGACCAGATTGTTGGCAGAAAAATAGCTGCCGTTGTCGTTGTAATATTGTGCACTTTTTTTACTCACCTCCTTTCTAAAATATTGATAATTCAATATAATCATATTTACATTAATATATATGCATTCCCACAAAAAAACCTCTCAATTAATAAGAAGTTCTCATTAGATAAAGAGGTCTTTTATTTAGTAACCAGGTGTCTCTGGTTTCCAAGATTCCATAAGTTTTTGAATCTTATCAAAATTCTTGTTATACCATTCCGGTCCATCAGGTTGCTGTAATCTTGCTTCCAATTTCTCAGGTGTCCATTCGGGAGCTACCGTTGTTGCCTTTGTAGGCCGTATCGGGTTTGTTGTATTCTCTCCTCCATTAGTCCGACCCATTGATTGGAATTCTTCAGGATACATTTTATATTTAAAAACATCTTCAAAATCATAATATTGAAATTGAGGATGTCTAGCCATATAATCTATCACTTCAGTCCTATCGAATTTGGGAGCACCTTCTTGCCCTTGATACCGCATCTCAAGATTATTGAGTCTCATCTCAGCTCTCACCCCTCCAATTCCTTTATTAATTTCATTCTTAACAAAGTCCTGAGTACTCATTCCCGCTGCTTCCAGCGTTGTTAATGCCGCTTTTATTTGCGGATCATTAGGATCTATTGCTGGATTTAAATTAGGGTTTGGATTTACAGGATTTTGTGGATTGGTGTTCAGCTTTGATCTGGCATCATTACGTTCCCGGATCAATTCCCGGATACGATCTTGGGTACTGCCTGACAGCTTACTAAATTCTAATTCCTCTTCGGTTTTGATAACATTTTCATCTGCTACCCCCGTAGGTTTGTCTTCTGGTGAGGAAGCCGGATCTTTCGGGTTTTCCGGGTCTAGAAGGGACTCCAATTTGTCTTCGTCCATTCTAATCACCTCCTTTCCGTTGGGTTAAGCCCACGAATCTGGATGTTTAATAGATTCCTCCTACCTGTTACGTTCTCAGGTTACGTTACTTTTCTTTGGGTTGATTGTTTACATCTCCTACATTTCTTGGAAATATCCGACCTGGACCATAATATGATGCCTTATCCATTTCAGGATTAATTACGGAATCAGATTTACCACTTGAATGGTCAACCTGGTTTTGTTTTGTTGGGGGAAGATCTTGATCTAATTGTCCTGAATTATGAAGGGGAAGCTTGCTGTCTGAGGATGTGCCAACATGCCGTCCTGGACCAGCGTAATCAGTTTTACTGAATTCGTGGTCATCGTGACTTGATTTACCTTGTCCAAAATTATCAGCCATATATTTAATATATAAAATTAACTCTTACTATATAGAACTCTATCAATAATCCTCGTTTGTGTCAAGTAGTCCATATTGGCTCCGTATTGCGTGTTGGGTTTCATCAAAGTTGTCCTGAAAAGTTCCAGTCTTTCCAATAGGCATAAAGATGCCATTCTCATCCACTGGGATATCAGGAGAAAATTTAATCCCTTTAGGAAGGAACTTTTTCATTTGAGCCTCTTCAGCCTTTATGCGTCCAATGTCGAGTAAATAGGTATCAATAGGTATTTTCATAATTATATTTTAGGAACATGAATCCGTCCTTGAGCATGAATCGGTTTTGGATGAACAATTTCAGGTCTTTTAACATCAACACTGCGAGGAGATTTCACTGAAGGCTCATGAACCTCCAATGATCCATATCTGACTTCCCTTGGTAACGGCATTGACCGTGATGCTCCAACCATAGTGTTATTTTTTCTTCATTCCTCTTAATTTTTCAAGCGTTTTTGCTAGATTTGCCTCTTTCCCCACTTTTCCTCCCTTATCGGCTGCCTTATTCAGTTTACTTTGAGGAATTTTTTGACCTGGGGGCACATTGAGCGCTTTATGCAATGCTCCTTTATTCTTAGTTGCTCCTGCGATCCAATCCTTCTTATCAGCCATATCACTCTAATTCATATCATATCAAAGGATATCGTGTCAATACACCTATTGCTGTGGAGGCATTTGAGGCGGTGGCCCCCCCTGGGGTGGCATCTGTCCTCCTTGGGGAGGCGGCATACCTTGAGGTGGCGGCTGCCCACCTTGAGGCGCACCTCCCTGCATAATGGGTTGGCCTTGCTGCATTCTTGCTCTTGCCATCTGTCCTATGATGGCAGGCAACATTTGTGCTGCCTGTTGGACACGGGGCGATGCAGGTCCATCATTTCCCTGTTGTTGAATCTGGGCATTTCGGGTTTTATCCTGTGGATGAACCGTTGAACCATGCCTAATAAATGCCTCATGTTTTGCAATATGTTCCATAATAATCTTATCCTGGCCTTGTCCAAGAGCCTGCTGGTGGACTGCGATATGGACAAGATGATCCTCTGAGGCATCCACAGGCACTAATTTGCCTTGTTGGAGCATAATCTCATTTTCAGAGAGAGCCAACCCATATTGGTCTTCATTGCCAGTCATTTGTCCATTTTGCTGATTTTGTTGTGCGGATGCCAAATTGGTTTGTAATACCTGTTCAAGCCTTGTCTGTTGGACAATATCATCAATTTGTCCGAATTCAAGAAGACGTAAACCTGTTTTTTGGTCAATCCAGCCCATTTCACCTAATTTCATCACCTTTTGCTCCATTACATCTTTGGTGTAGCCTAACCATGAGCCAATTGTCACACGAACAAGGTTCTTTTCACCTAATATTGCCAAATCAACAAAGTCAGGACCTATTTTTATCTGTTTTTTCTTTGATGTTGCCAAATCTCCGCCGCCCGAACCACCAATAATAGCAAAAGCTTTCTCTTCTTTACCATTTAGCCCCATATCATAGATAAATTGGTACTTGGAGATATTACGCGCTGCACATTTGAGTACCTTTATAGCAACATTTTCTAAAAAGTCCTCTAGGTTGTCTGTTAGGTCCTGCTGGTTGGTCGCATCAGCCGAGATTAAGGCATTAACCATATCTCCAGAGCGTGATCCGGGAGCATTTCTACCCAATGTTGAATCATGGATGCCTCCAATGTCTTGGGCAACAAGCATCATGCGGTCAATTTGCTGGGGAACCGAGATTGGGAGTGCGGGAATATCCATAGCTGTCACCTGTGAACCCCTATTTTTTGTAATAATTTCACCATTTACATTGTGAATGGCTGATACCCCTGCATCCCGGTCAACCAATATCCTTCCTTTGGCAACACGCGAATTGTATTCAAGCACATCGGATTCAAGCTTGTTAATAACCCTATTAATCGGCATAATATCCTTCATCCAGCCTTCTCCATACAACTCTTTTGGATTAATATCGGCACGATACACCTCCCATGGATACTCATCGTGTTTTTCTCTTTTGAAAAGAAGGGGACGCGAATTCTGTTTTGTCCATTCAACCCGCTGCATATACCGTTTGCCGGTAACCGGATCATAGCGCCTAAAATATCCCCGATAAAGGATAATGTTCTGGGCATCATCATAGCCTGGAAGGGTTGTCTTTAAAGCTTGGATCATAAATTGTTTATATTCAGAAACAGCAAGCTGGGATTCGGGTGAAGTAATTTCGGCAATTGCTATATCATTATATTCAGGGTTGTTTCGGATTACTCCAAGCTTGGTTCTGATTGCCAGGGTTGCGTGGTCTGCCGATTCATCTAAGTCCCCTGAGTCCATGAAGCGGTCTGGATAAAAATCAAAGGGGTCTGCCAAGTACATTGAGACATCCTTTTTATTCACATCAAAGAATATTTCCCATGGACCACCAATTGAGGTGATCAGTCCTTGGGTCATTGTTTCCTTAATTTTTGTTTTAAGCTTGTTCACGTCATACCAATAGTCCAAATATCGTCCGGCATAGCGCGCCTGAACTTGTGACTCAACTCCCGGATACCGGGGAAGAATTTCAAACTTAGGACGAAAAGAGGTTGCCTGATTACGGATTGAGCGCATAAAGGCTTTAGTAATGTTAATGGGAACCTGAGCCTTCTGCCTGGATGCAAGGATCACAGTTTGTGAGGATGGAAGGTATTTTGAGAACATGTAGCCGCGGCGGAACATATCCCTGATCATCCATTCATAGTCATATCGCTTTCGGGCATCCGCATCATTCTGAAATTCTCGTTTACAATAGGCAAGGAAATCCAATTCATCCATGATTCCCGGATCAAGCGAATCGCGGTTTGAGATCATTCCTGCGTCTACGTTATCTTTTAATGTTTCATCTGGGTTCATGCTTGTGGTAATGCGCTATCATCTGGAATATTTTGCGTGACATGAACAGGGACTGCAGGCCCATCATCAATTTGTACTTTTAAGTTGTCATGCATAGGGAAGGGAGTTGCACCGTCAGAGAGATCAACTGAAGCATCGGTGACTTTTGAAATATCATTTTCCATGGGGGCATTTGCTGCCTGAGCTACCAAAATTTCACGTCTGTATTCCTGAAGGTATTGAGTTATTTGCTTTGTATCGGTTAAGAGATATTTGAAGCGCTCCTGGTTGTATCCTTGCTGTTCTGTTAATTGTTTTCTTATTTCCTCTAAGGATTCAGATAGTTGTTCATTATCAGTTACTAGAATATCTTTAGCATAGGTAATATGTTGCATTAATAACTCCTGTTTTTGTGAAAATTTCTCAAAAATACCATTTATTTTTCTATAAAACGAATAAATACCAAAAATAATAAGAAATAGGACAAAAGGAATCAAAGAGTATAGAACGATATCCATGCCTTAACAATAGATTTTTTTACGCTATAAGTCAATATCTGAAAGGAAGCTATCCTGCGGGCTGGTCTGATTTGGATTTATAGCCATGCCACTCTTCTTATCAAAGGGGACTCCCGACATCCATTGCACATCCTGTTCTTCGCTATTCATTTCAATAGGATTCTTTTTAGACATCAGACGGTTACGTCCCAACATCTCCGCAGCGATCAAAAGCCCCATAACGCGATCGTCCCAACTGCCTGCCGTTGCTCCCGCATGACCATTAGATCCCCTAACAAATGCCTGCATTTCCAGCATGGTTGGTTCATCATAGAGTTGGAGCTTTCCTTCACGAAGCAGCCGGTTGGTGTCGTTGATTGCTATTTCTTTGGTCGAATTATCGGTGTACCATCCTAGCTCTGAGGTTGTTTTTTCAGATACCATACCAAACTTTTCCCGGTAATACAGGTTCATATAGTTTCGGTTTTTCAACTCAATCAGGGTTGGGATACCAATTGAGTTACGTTCCACAGCGATCAAGGCATCATTGTAATAGAGACCAATGCGCTCCATCTCAATGGCAAGTAAGTCAGGCGCGGTTTTCCCATGCCAGACTGCTACCTGTTCAAATGATGTCTGATCAAGTACCTGGGCGCAAGAGAAGTCTGTCTTTCGTCCTGTTTCATCCTCTCCTGCCAAACGTCCTTGCGCCACATCGACCCCAATCACATATTGGTGTCCCTTTTGAGGAAGCTTAAAGACCCGCAAATACCCTTTATCGTTCTTCTCCAAAGTTGGAGGGTCCCAGCCAATAAGGTTTCCTTGATAGGTTGGTTCCACGACTTGACGTAATAGCTTTTCAAGAAGACTACGCGCGAAAACAGGATTTCCCGAAACCACAAATGCCTCAACCGGATTGCTGGGATATTCCTCCATGAAAGAGTCAAGGTTGCCATTCTTTGAATCTATTTTCCATCTTCGCCATGCCAACTGATTTCTATTCAAATGATAAGTGTTTGCTAAGGTTAATTCTTCATCTGTTGGAATAAAGTCAAGGGGTGGCGTAATTTGGTATTCTTTCGTTTTGAACCAAGGATAAAATTGAGATTGGTAGGCTTTGGGATTTGGATAATTATTAACCCAAAGATTGTAATGAAAGGTCCCAAAACCATTGGCTGTGGATTCGATAAATATCTTTCCCTGAAGCGGAATTGCCTCTAAAAGATTGTTATAGACCTTCTCAGCATTGGGCCAATAGGCTATCTCCGACATAAGGCAGACATTGATTGTCGCTGATCGTCCAAAGTTCTTGGCTCCGGCTGTTCCAACATAGAAGGTCGAACCTTTATCGGCATTGCGAATTTCATTGGTATTATCATAGGAGAGTTTAAATGGTTTTTCCCCGAACCGCTCTTCGACTGATTTAAGATAGAATTTTACCCTGTCTAACAGTTTCTGGGTAGCCTTGATTTCATGGGCAATAACCACAAGGTTCAAATTAGGGACGGTACAGAAAAGAATAGTCATAACGGCCAACTCAACACTGGATATTCCCTGCTGGCGGCTTTTTAAGAAAAGGGGGTTGCCCGGCTGACAGATAATTTTTAGAGCATCATCCTGCACTTCGTTGAGGATATATTCAACCTTTTCGGCTCCCTTATCAATAATAAAATAGGATTTTTCAATCGCATTCTTAAAATAGGAATAATCAAGGTTCATAGTCTTCCATTATAGAGAGTATCTGGTCAACATACAAATCATAGTCGTAGCCTGTCATATCCGAATCCGCGGCCATTGCACTATCATAGCCTGCAGCAAAAATGGTGCGGAGGACCGTACCTATGTCCATTTTGATATCTATATATGATTTTTTTTCCATGGTAACTCCTGAATCTTTCCACATACTCTGCATTTGTAGTCATGTGTTGAAAAATTAAATTTATGCCAATGTCCAAAAATACTACAGAATAATTTTCTCATTTTTTCCCACCCCCTAAAAACTCTTCATAGGTCACACGCTTTGTTACCCCATTTTGTCCTATCTCAGTCAACTTTTGAAGCCTGTCTAGGGCTTTCAATTGGGTTTCATAATCAGGGTCTTGAATCTTGACATAGTTGATTTGGGCTTCCGGTCCGGTGTCGGTATTTACTATCTTTTTCTCGGCAATAATCTTTATGGTCTTCATCGCATTAAACCATTCGTGAAACTTTTTTGCCAGGAAATCATCATTAATTCCCTGCTCCTTTAAATACTCAGGAAGCTTGTTAAGAAATTCCAATATATAGGCCTTATCCTCTAACATGTTTTCATTGAATTCCGAGGAGGTAATTGAATAGCCTGCTTTGACAAGAGCCTCCTTTTTCTCGGCTCCCTCACAGCGTAGTTGGATATATTTATATTCTCTGTCCGAGAGCCTTCTGCGTTCAATTGTTTTAGAACTAGGATCAAAATAAGTTACTACAGGATTCTTGGGTTGATAGGTTGGTCTTTTTAGGCCTGTAGAAATAACTACAGGTTTATCTATTATTGGGATGTTTTTGCCAATATCGCTTTGAGACATACTATATTATTTCGTATTTTTTTTACGTACTTTCTTTTCCTTTTTCTTTTTTGCTTTTAGATGGCGTTGTTCCATAAGATAAAAATTTTCTCTCATATATTAAAAAATCCACACGCTTTACAATCAACATTTCCTGGAGTTAATTCTACACCACATTGCTGGCATTTGGGAAGTAAAACCGCCGGAGGATTTACCAGAGAAGGAGGTGATGCCTTATTAGAATAGACCTCCGGCTTCTGTGGTAATTCATCTAGCGTAAATGCATCCGCGAACGGCTCTGCCTTCTTTGGTTTTTCTTTCACCACCCCAAAGAATCCTTTTTCTGATTTGAGTTTTTGGATATGATTATCAATCGCCCTACGAAAGAACATGGGACGGGTGATTCCTTTCTTCCTGCAAAGTCTTTTGATGGCCCTGTAATGGGCTCCTGAGATCATGATCTGAGTCTGCATGGTTATCTAACAACTTATCAATTTGATAGGAATTTGTCAATAATGTAAAGGTTGTGTAAATATTAGGGCATTGACAAACTCATCTTTTTTATATTACGATATGGGTTACCTATCCGTGAGAGGTAACGTTACCGCCAAAGGATCAGGCGGTTTTTTTCTGAAAAAGGCGCTTTTTTCGGCCCAATCATTCTCACGGATGGTTGGGCTTTTTGGTTTACAGGATTAAAAATTATGCTTATTTTAAGAAAATACCAGCAAGAAGCAATAGAAAAAATTATCAGGGATCAATCTATTCCTGGAAATTCCCTCGTTGTGCTTCCAACAGGTAGTGGAAAATCTATTGTCATTGCAGAAACAGTAAACCAATTACGAAAAGATATCCTCATTTTGCAACCCACTAAAGAAATCCTGGAACAGAATTACGAAAAACTTTGCAAATATGTTGACAAAAACGAAATTGGGATCTATTCAGCCTCAATGAACGAGAAGACAATTAAAAAATTCACCTTAGCAACCATTGCATCAATTTATAAAAAACCTGAATTATTTTCTCACTTCAAGCTGGTAATCTTAGATGAATGCCACCTTCTTAATCCTAAAAACCTAGAAGGGATGTTTGCATCCTTTTTGAAGGCAATTGGAAACCCTAAAGTCATTGGGCTCTCTGCAACCCCTTACCGGCTGACACCAACCTATATACCAAGTAAGACACCTTGGATAAGTCAATGGGAAGCGGCAACAAGTATAAAGCTCATTAACCGGCTACAGGGAAAATTCTGGGCACGAATCCTTTATGTAAAAAATATCAGGGATCTCATAGATGAGGGGTATTTAGTTCCCCTTTCCTATATGACAAAGCAACTTTTTAACGAATTTGATCTTAAAACAAATAAAAGTATGAGTGATTATGATATGGAATCCTATGAGGGCCTCTTGGAAGGACAGAAACGGCATATTATTAATTATATTGAGGGAGCAAGAGATTTTTATACCTCTACCTTAATATTCTGTTCCTCAGTTGAACAAGCCAAGCAATTAAGTGGCTCAATTGAAGGGTGTGAATATGTAAGTGCCGAAACAAACAAAAAAGAACGGGAAAGAATTATTAACGGATTCAAAGAAGGCTCAATTAAAGCAGTCTGTAATGTAGGGGTACTAACCACCGGCTTTGACCATCCTGAGCTTGACTGCATTGTCCTGTTACGACCAACACAGAGCCTAGGACTTTATTATCAGATGCTTGGGAGGGGAGTGAGGACTGCTCCTGGAAAAAAGACTTGTGCGGTGCTTGACCTCTCGGGGACAGTAAGAAGACTTGGGGTAATAGAGTCAATTAGATTAATAGAACAGGAGGGTAAATGGGAACTTTTAACTGAAACTGAAACAGGAACAAAAAGTTGGCATGGACGGATACTTTATAGATTTGCAATAAACAATGGAAAAAAAATATAAGGACTTTTTTTATTATCACGATTTATTAATGCTTGTTATGGACAGGGAAGCCGAGGCATTTGTGGAAAGAATTAAACCCGATACAACGAGAAATGAATTAAAAGATATGGAAATAGAACAACTTTATTTACTACCACTTGAGATGCAAAGGAAATATTTAATTAAACGAATAGAGGAGATAATTCATGGATGATCCAACAGAAATTTATACAGAAATACAAAATAAACAAATTGAAAAGGATAAAATCCAATTAACAGAATATGGATTGGCAGAATCCTTTGCAAAATATTTTGGGGAAAATGTCCGCTTTGACCATAAAAGAAACCGATTCCTTATCTGGAGTGGAAGCTTTTGGGAAGAAGATACCGATGGAGGGATTGAACGAAAAATGAAACATTTGTCTGATATCCTCATGGAAAAAGGGAAGACAGAAAAAAATAAAGACCTCATGAGCTGGGCCGTGAGAATGCAGACAAACGCAAAATTCAATAATATTAAAAACCTCATAAAAACAATCAAGCCTATTGCCATTACCGGTGAAGAGTTTGACACAAAACCAATGCTCCTAGGAGTCAAGAATGGCGTTGTAGATCTCTCCACGGGACTTTTACGTGATGGACAGAGAAATGATTATGTCTCCATGTTCTCCCCTGTAGAATTCGATCCTGTAGCGATTTCTGGTATATGGGAGCAGTTCATCGAAACAACTTTTGAGGGGGATATGGAATTAATCCACTATATCCAAATGGCATTAGGCTATAGCTTAACCGGGGATATGGGTGAACAAGTCATTTTCATTTGCTATGGGCAAGGAGAAAATGGGAAGTCCATCTTTTTCTCTGTCATCAACAAAATCCTTGGAGACTATGCAAAAACCGCGAGTAGTAATCTTTTTAAGAAAAATCTTTTTAACACCCAAACAAATGATGTTGCTGAAATTGAACGGGCAAGATTCCTTACAAACGCAGAAAGTATAAAGGGGGCACACCTGGACGAAGAAAGAATTAAAAGCATTAGTGGAGGTGACCGGGTAACTGCCCGAAAGCTTCACCAGAACAATTTCTCCTTTTATCCCCAATGCAAAATCTGGCTCTATACCAATAACTACCCAAAGATTGATGATGAAAGCTACGGCATGAAAAGAAGGCTGAGGGTTATTGAGTTTGCCCATAAGATAACTGCCGAGGAACGAATTGACAATTATGATCTGGTAATGATGAACGAAGCTCCCGGAATTCTGAATTGGCTTGTTAAGGGCTGCCTTGACTGGCAAAAGGAAGGATTGAAGAAAATTCCTGCAAGCATAGATAAATCCACTGAAGATTACTATGCAGAGAATAATCCACTGAATGATTACCTGGAAGATAGGACTGAAAAGGATGAAGAGGGAGAGGTGTCCACATCTCTCCTTTATACCGACTATAAACTTTGGATGGCAGAAAGAAGAAAGACACCTGAGACCCAAACAAGATTTGGGCGATTAATGAACCAACTACCCTATAGTAGAATTAAAAAATCTGACGCAAATTATTACGTTAGCCTCAAGATAAAAAATCCCTAATAAAATGGATGGTTTTTATGGATGGTTATGGATAGTTTATGGATAGTTTTGTTATGCCTAGCTTGACCATGAGTGGATGGTTTGGGGGGTATATATATTTCTGTAAAACACGGTATATTTCCTATGTATACCCTATAATATATATATATATATAAATATATAAATAATAATATAAAAAACTATCCATACTATCCATTAGCTTGATTTAACAACCTAAAAACCATCCACGAACCATCCACGAACCATCCACGAACCATCCACGAACCCCTTAAAGGATTTTTTCTGAAAAAGTTGGCGGGAAAATTTTTGGGCTTTTTGGTTTAATGGCTGTTTTTTAAAGGACATCGTGTGGCTATTCACGGATTCATTCCACGGATAAAACAAAAATACACAGAGACATGAAGTTAATTTTAAAGCCCCAAGCCGGTCAAGCCACAGTCCAGGAACCTTTACTATAGGACACAATGGGGTTAATTAGAAGCTCATAATGTTTTACTAAACAATTTCGAGGCTAAATTATATATACATAATTATGCTTAGGAATCAGATTACGTCCTATAGTAATACTATAGTGATGGTTTTTCCCGAATTCCCGAACAAAATGATATATTTAGCCTCAATAATTCCCGATCGGGAATTATATATTGATTAGTTAAACTGTTTAATATATAATAATAGTATGAAGATTATATGGTTAAAAAGTGGAGATCCTGTATTTGTAGATGATGAGGACTATCCTATTTTAATGCAATACGAATGGTCGCTAACGCAAAATATATGGAGCTGTAATAAATATGCTTCTAGGGGGCGTAAGCCCTCCGGGATGCATCGCTTTATAATGAATACACCTAAAGGATTATATACAGACCACATTAATCATAATGGTCTAGACAATCGCCGGGTTAATCTTAGAATTGTTACAGCTTCACAGAATCAATTAAACTTAAAGAAAAATTGTCTTGATTGTAAAAATAAAACACATGATTATAATTATTTTAAGATTGATATATCCTCAATCCCCAATATTGCCATAGTTTGATCCACTTTTGCCCTATTGAACTAAGCCATAATCGTGATAGTATATATACATAAGCAGACAACAAATACCCTCATATTCGATTTATACGTATATAAGGCAAAGGTCAGAAGCTTTAAGAGAGTACATTAATAATAGAATAGCCGGTACTAAGCATACACGCTAAAGGATAAAGCCTAAGCCACCACCGGCGATTCTATAAAGGAATAATAATATGACCATCATAACAATAATAAAATCATTCTATATAGTTCTATTTAGTAAATAATATGAATACACAAAAAATGATTAGATATATAATAGGCGCATATACAGCACGGGAGCCATTATCAATAGATCAACTATACACAAGGTGTACCGGTACTAAGAATGCATCAATATTCTTTAAAGCATTTGCTGAGTTATTAGCAGCTGGACGCCTTGAAAAAATACAAAACGAATGTTATAGATTAAAACAATAGTATGAAACTAAAATACAATACAGTAATAAATAAACTAAATCGTAAGCTTGCAGCTATCACAATCAACCGGAAGCATTTAAAAGCTTTTCGTAAGGATTATATCAAGCTAGATTATGTTACCAGGGTATCACATAGACAATTTAATATATTGTGGGAGGGGGTGAAATAACTATGTACACAAAAAAACAAAAAGATCAATACAACCATGACCGTGATATTGTTTGTGATCGTTTAGGGATAACCATAAAGCAATACAATATGTTTAGAAGATATGGGCAACAATTAAAACAGATCTATGAAGATTCATGTAATGGAATAATTGAGGAAACAGAATATATCTATCAAGTAGATATGATTACTCGATTTACAGATAAACATGCAAAGGAACTAGGATTAAAAATATTTTATCAAACAGATCCAAGAGGCGCAACAATATATTTATCCCATGATAAGATAGAGGACAATAATTATAATAGAGTGGGCAGCGAGTGCGTGTATTAGCTTTTTACTCTGCTTGTTTGTTGTCAAAAAGCGCAACCGGCAAGCAGGCAGAGATAAGCAGCTAAACAGATAAATGGAGGGACTTAAAACTAGAATATGAAACCTAACAAACAAGGATTATTAGACGAAATGGATATAGAACCAAACGAAACAATGAATATTAAAATTAGAAGTTTATTTTACGGATGGCGTTTTATTAGCAAAGAAGACGCATTAAGTTACGCAAAATATAAAATCGGAGCTATTGCCACTTGTGAGAATGACGAGGAGCGACTTGTGTTAATTAATAAGAGATTCCAAGGAATAAGTTTCAAACTTGATGAATTAAAATGAAGAGTTACCGATTCGTTGGAGATGTATCGAAGCAATTAAATCAATTATGTCGTGAAGAGATGAAAGAGAAACTGCTAGCCGATATTTTAGTAGATATGCAAGTTTGTAAATTAGAGGGTTGGGATATTAAGGAATATGCATCTGAATTAAAAGAACTAATAGAAAATATAAAATAACATGAAAGAAAGAATTAAAAAAATAAACGATGCGATTGACTCTCTAGTTACGGTATGGCAAGGATTTGGTGATCTAACTGATGAACAAGAGAATAAAATATTGGACGCAGAGAATATGTTAAGAGATCTTTTGAAGAATCAAAAACAAGAAGTTTGTAAATGCGGGCATAATGAATCTCAACACAATATGGGTGGAAAGTATGCTTGTTTGATTGATTATAATGATGATGGTTGCCTTGAATTTATGGCTAAACAGTCCTAAGAACAATAGATTATTATGACTAGAAACTTTGAAGATTATTTAAAAGAAATACACGCAGAGGGCTATACAGGCACAAAGGATAATATGCCGGATAATTTTGAATATTGGCTATCTCGATTAGACGGTTCAGAGCTATTTGATTTCGCTACTGAATGTGTTGAGAGGACAAGGAGAGAAACGGTAAAAGAAGTAAATATAATTTGTAAGTCTTATTATGAAATGCATCAATTAACTCCTACCGAATTTGCTAAAAAATTGAGGGATTTGGAAAGACTATGACAGTTGAT